GTCGCTGCCGCTGAACGGTGTGCTCGCGCCGACGCCGAAAGATCGCTGGCTGCCGTCTATCCGCAAAACGCTGCTGTTCGACGGCATGTCCACGTTCACGGTGGCCGACGACGGCACGGTGATGACGGAGAACATCGTCACGACGTACCAGAAGAACGCACAGGGCGTCGCAGACGACAGTTATCTCGAAGTCGAGACGATGTATCAGCTCGTGCTCGAGATCCGGACGCTGCAGGCGATGCTGTCATCGAAGTACGCCCGGTGCAAGCTGGCGGACGATGGATCGCGGCCGGCTGCGGGGTCGAATCTCGTCACGCCGAGCACGATCAAGGCGGACATCATCGCGCTCTACAACGAGCGCGTCGATGCGGGGTTCGTGCAAGGCAAGGCAGCCTTCGCGGCGGCGCTCGTGGTGCAGAAGAACACGGCCAACCCGAACCGCATCGATATCCTCTGGCCCGGCACGCCGGTCAACCAGATGCGCACGTTCGCGACGCTGGTGCAGTTCCGCCTGCAGTAACGCTGCCCGTAGTGCAGAGACGGCCGCCCTTCGTGGCGGCTTTTTCATTTTCAGGAGAAACACATGTCGGGTAGCCAACTGCTCGCCGGGATCACGAACGCGAAGATCGACGGCGTGACGTATCAGCTGGAAGGCAAGGCGCGCTACAGCGTGGCGACGGTCAAGCGAGATTCTCTGATCGGCCAAGACGGATTTCATGGCTTCAAGGAAATGCCGCGCGCCGGCTCGATCAAGATGTCGTTGCGCGATTCGGGCGGTTTGTCGGTCGCGGACTTCAACGCGATGCGCAACTCCACCGTGGTGCTCGAACTGGCGAATGGCAAGATCGTCACCGGCCGCAACATGGGGACCGTAGAAGCCGAAGAAGTCGACACCGAGGAAGCCACGTTCGAGGTGTCGTTCGAAGGCCCGGAAGTCGTCGAGCAAACCGCGTAACGAGAAAGTCATGACGGAAGAAACCAAACAGCGCAAGCGGCCGCCGGTCAGCATCGAAATCCCGCTCTCGGAGAACATCACCATCAAGGGCGGCAAGGATGGCGACGAGGTGCACACGGAACTGAATTTGCGTCAGCCGAACCTGCGCCAGATTCGCTCGTTCATCAAGCTGGCCACGACCAAGGATGCGCTCGAGGCGATGCAGTCGCTGATCAGCGAGCAGTCCGGTATCCCAATGAAGGGCCTCGACAACCTCGCCGCAACCGATTTCTACAAGGCGCAGGAGTATCTGCTGTTCTTCCTGACGCCGCAGGAAGCGGATGAGGACGACCCCGAGGGAAACTCGTAGGGCTCCCTGTCGACTGGGAGCACCAGGTCAAGGTAGTCGAACGTTGGTGGCGCTGGCAGCCCAGCGAGACGATGGCGCTGACGTGGAGCGAGGTGTGCGAGTATGCGTACCACGCTGCAATGATGCTGAAGAAGGAAAAGGGCGATGTCTGAAGATTTCGTTATCAGGATCAGGGCAGACGACGCCGCCACCGCGACGATCAAGAAGATCCAGGATGCGCTCGGCAAGGTCACGGCGCCCGTCGACAAGGCGCAGAAGCGGTTTGCGAACATCGGAGCTGTCGGCCAGCGCAGCGTCGAGAAGCTGACGAAGGGGCTCAATTCGGCGGCGCGAGCGGCGCACACGCTCGTCGACAAGGTGGTCGAGCTCGTGCCCGGCCTCGCCGCGATCGGCGCCGCCGGCACGGTTGCCGGCATCGTCGGGCTGACGTCGCGTTTCGGCAGCTTCGGTTTCGCGCTCAACAAGACCTCGAAGCTGCTCGGCATGAACGCGCAGGATCTTGCGGCCTGGCACGTCGCGGCGAAGCGCGCGGGCGTGTCTGCCGGTGAGTTCGATTCGGCGATCGCCTCGTCGCAGGATGCCATTCGTGCTGCAGCGAACGGCTCCAATCCGGCCGCGCTCGTGCTGATGCAGAAGATGGGCGTGCAGATCCAGCGCAACAAGGACGGGTCGGTCGATTACTACACCACGCAGATGCGCCTGATGCGCGCCATCGCGGGCCAGCGCAGTGCCGTGACGCAGCGCGCGGCGGCCGACGCGGTTGGCATGGGTGGCTTGTTGCCGATGCTGCAGCAGGGCACCTACGGCGACGACAAGGCGCGGGCGCTGCGCAAGGGGCTCGTGCCGACGGCGGACGAACTGACGCGGGCCACGCGCTTCAAGCAGGACATCAACGATCTTGAGGATTCCGTCTCGGGTCTCAGCAACAGCATCGGCGCGCGCTTGGTGCCGATCCTTGACCCCGTTGTCAATGCGTTCGCCGCGTGGCTCGACAAGAACCGGTCGACGATTGCCGATCAGCTCGCCGAGGCGGTGCAGAAGTTCGCGACGTGGCTGTCGAAAATCGACTGGAACGAGGTGGCGAAGAAGGCAAAGGAGCTGTGGGACAACGTCGGCGGCCTGAAGGGCGTGCTGATCGCAATCGCAGCCGTGAAGCTGGTCACGCCCATCGCCTCGGTGGTCAGCCTGATCACAAGCCTCACGAAGCTGACCACGGCGACAATTCCGGCGGCCGTCGGCGCGCTCGGTACGCTCGGCACGGCCGGCATTGCTGCATGGGGCGCGTTGAAGGTGGCCGAGATCGCCGGGCTGCCGAACGTCGACAAGAACAACGGCATCGACGATGTGCGCAAGGGCGACTGGTTGCTGGCATCGGCGCACCTGCCGGCCGGCGACTTCCTGCGTGCACTGGCGGCGAAGGGGCAAGGCAAGTCGAACGACGAGATCGCGACGTGGCTCGCGGGCGGCCAAAACCCGGCCGACAACGGCAACAAGCAACTGCCGCTCGGCATTCGCACCAACAACCCGCTCAACATCCTGCACGACGGCAACCAGCGGACCTACGCGACGCCCGAAGACGGCCTGACCGCCGCTGTCCGGAACCTCGAGCGCGGCTATCAAGGGCTCACGATCGCGAAGATCGCGGACAAGTGGACCGGCGGCGCGCGCACCGGCAACACGCCGCAGCAGATGGCGAACTACGTGAGCCTGCTGACCGGTGCGACCGGCCTCGGTGCGAACGACGTTCCGGATCTTCGCGACTCGTCGGTTGTGGCGAAGCTGATCCGAGCGCAGATCCGGGCGGAGAACGGCATGCAGCCGTACAGCGACGCGCAGATCGATGGTGCGGTCGGCGCCGGCATTGCAAGCGTGCCGGCCAGCAACCGCAATGCGGCCGGCTCAGGCGGCGCGCAGACCGTGCCAGTGAAAATCTCCGTCGACATGAAGGGCGTGCCGCAGGGCGCGCGCGCGGAAGCGAAGACGGACGACGGCAGCTATCTGCCGACGCGCGTGGAATATCGGCTCGACGGCATCAACTAAGGGGGCAGCAGTGGCATCCACGACAACCGACGCACTCAGCGTCGTCGGCAGCATTGGGGGCCTTGCTTCCGCTGCAAGTGATATCGCGTCGCTGCTCAGCGGTGATTGGTTTTCGAACCTGAAGACGGCGAGTTTCGGCGGCGTGCCGTTCGGCGTGTTCGAGATTCGGAACTCTGCGGGGCAGAAACAGGCGGTTCACACATACCCGTTCCGCGATGACGTGTGGGTCGAGGATCTCGGCAAGAGGCCGCGCGCGTTCGAAGTGATCGGGTTCTTGCTGGATGGGGATCTGAAGACTGGCGCCGGCGCGGTGATCGACCAGCGTGACAAACTTTTCGCAGCCTGCGAAAGCCCGGGCACCGCGACCCTGGTGCATCCGACGTTCGGGACGATCGACAGCGTGTCGTGCCTGAGCGTTGAGGCGATCGAGCGGGCGGACCTCGGCCCGGTGTTCGAGATCCGTCTCACGCTGATCAAGTCGGGACCACGCAAGTTCCCTGTCGCCGAGGTATCAACGGCAGACGATAGCGCGGCTCAGGCGGCGAACTTGAAATCGAAAGGGCTGCTCGACTACGCGAAGGAGATCGCGACCGACATCCGTAACGGCGCGGCCGTGGTGCAGAAAGCGGTGTCGACCGTCGTTGGCTGGTACCAACTCGGCGTGACGGCCGTGAACGACGTAAAGCGCCTGATCGGCGCCGTGTCGACGTTGTCGGGCAACTTCGGTCGGCTGTTCGGCGGTGGAAATTCCGGTTACTCGTCGAGCAACGCGAAGGCGTCAACGAGTACCACGCCGGCGGATCTGCTCGCCGCCTCTGCCGCTGGCCGCACCGCAGTAGTGTCCTCTGGCGCAGCGATGCAGGCCGCGGCGGCGAATCCATCGGACACTGCGACGCTTGGCGCTGCCGTCGATGCGTTCGTGTCGGCTGTCGCCGCCTCGGCGAACGACCCGGCCGACGCGGTGCGACTGGTGAGCGGACTGGTGCAGTATTCGCCGGACGATGTCGTAGTGCCGGGCCAGGTGGGCGCGTCGATGGCCGTCGTGCAGGTGGCGACTGCCGCGCTGCTGCGCCGGTACGCGCTCGCGCAGCTGGCCGTGACGCTCACGACCTATCAGCCGTCGTCGCAACCAGACGCGGCGGCCGTGCTGTCGAACGCGCTGGCCCTGTTCGATAGCGAGATCGACATAGCAGGCGACGCGGGCGACGACAACACGTTCGTCGCGCTGCGTGCGCTGCGGCGCGCGGTGTATGCGGATCTGACTGCGCGCGGGGCCAATCTCGCGACGAACGCGGCGTTCTCGTTCAACGCGACGCTGCCGTCGCTGGTGCTCGCGCAGCGCATCTACAACGACGTGTCGCGCGAGCCGCAGCTGCTGCAGCAGATCAATCCGATTCACCCGGCTTTCTGTTCGACCACGTTTCAGGCGCTTGCAAAATGACCGACGACGTCACGCTGAAGGTTGCAAGCTGCACGCTGAATGCAGCTGCGAAGCCGGGTCAAGAGACGTTCACGACCTCGAATGCCCGCTCGATTACTGGTTGGACAGACGTGATTGTGTCGAGGGGGATCGAGCGGTGCCCGTCCAGCTTCGAAGTCAGCTACACCGAGCCCTACGGGGATGTTGGCGACATCCTCGCGCAGCCGGGCGATTGGGTCCAGGTGAAACTTGGCGATGACCTGGTGCTGACAGGGTTCGTCGACCGCTATATGCCGTCGTACAACGCGAATCAGCACACAGTGCGCATTGCCGGCCGGAGCAAGTGTCAGGATCTCGTCGACTGCGCTGCATTCATCGACGGCGGCCAACTGCTCAACATGACAGTCGACAAGATCGCGGAGGCGCTGTGCGCTCCTTACGGAATCGGGGTGAGCGTCGCGGCAGGCACAGACGTCGGGAAGCCGATCGAGCAGGTGAACGTGCTCGTCGGCGAGACGTCCTATTCCGTGCTCGAGCTGCTCTGCCGATACCGTGCTCTGCTCCTGTACGACACGCCGGACGGCAACCTACAGCTCGCCGCAGGCGGAAACGCCAACCAATCCGGACCGGTGGCGATCGGCACGCGCGTGGCATCGAGCGGGTTCACCGAAGGGATCAACGTCGCATCGGCGTCTCTGTTGCTCGCGATGGATGGCCGTTTCTCTCGATACGACGCAGCGTATCAAGGGCTCGACACGCTGCGCGACATCGGTGACGGCGGCAACATCATCGCGCACACATACGACACGACTGTGCCTCGGTTCCGCTACCGCGCGATCATCTCCGAGAATGTGACGGGCGGCGTCGATGTGGCGCTGCAGCGCGCGCAGTGGGAGAAAGCGTACCGCCTCGGTCGATCGTTTCAGGTCCGGCTTGTGACCGACTCGTGGCGGGACTCCGCCGGCGCACTGTACGAACCGAACGTGCTCGTCGACATCGACTTGCCGTCGCTGAAGCTGACGCCGCGGCGGTGGCTGATCTCCGAGGTGACGTACAAGAAGGGGCCGCAAGGAACGTCCGCCGAGCTGACGATCATGCCGCAGCAGGCGTTCTACCAAGAGCCGATCATCCTCAATCCGGTCGGGCCTGACTTCAGTAGGGTTTCGCAATGACGGGGATTTTTGACCGAATCCGTAACCTGTTCGGGCGCGGGCGCATCACGCTGGTCGACGATAGCGGCCCGGTGCAGATCGTGCAGCTGCGCATGAACGGCCTTGAGGTGCCGGCCGGCCGCTTCCGAGTCCCGGAATTCGGCTTCTCGTCGAACCCGCCGATCGGCTCAGACGCCGTCGCGGGGCATGTCGCCGGCGATCGCTCGGCCGGCGTGGTGGTCGGCACGAACCATCAACAATCGCGCCCGCGTGGCCTATCGCCCGGCGAGTCGATCCTGTACAGCCAGGACGGCAAGAGCGTGTACTTGAAGAACGGCGCCATTGTCGTCGAGGCGAAGGGGCAAGACGTCGTCGTGAACGACGCGGCGAACATCACGTGGACCTGCAGCGGCGACTTCAAGATCGTGGCCGGCGGCAAGTTCAGTGTCGTCGCGCCGGGCGGCAGCGACTTCGACACGCCGATGCTGGCATTGACCGGCGACATGCAGGACAACACCGAGACGAACAGCGAGACGATGAAAGCCATGCGCGAGCTGTACGACACGCACACGCATGACGTGCAAGAAGTGCAGGGCGGCGAGTCGACGATCGTGTCGAATGTGCCGAACCAGCAGATGTAGCGCGCTCGCGCGCCGCACACACCAACGACCCCGCTCCGGCGGGCTTTTTTTCGCCTGAACGACATGCCCGACCTGACTCTCACCTGGGATTCTGCGACCAGTCACGGCGATTGGGTGCTGGCCGGCGCGGATCTGGCGACCGGAAACGATCTCACGAGCGCCGTGCTGATCAGCATCTTCAGCGATCGAGAGGCGGCGGCCGACGACGTCATCCCGGACGGCTCGACGGATCGGCGCGGCTGGTGGGCCGACGACGATGTGCCCATCGGCTCACGGATGTGGCTGCTGAAGCGCGCAAAGCAGACGACGCAAACGGCTCAAAAGGCTTACGACTATCTCGCCGAAGCGCTGCAGTGGTTGATCGATGACGGCGTGGCCGGCCGGATCGAGATCACGACGCAGTGGGTGCGCCGCGGCGTGCTCGGCGCGCGCGTCGTCGTGATCAAGAACGGCGCCGTGCTGCTCGACGGGCAATACACCTGGGCCTGGGAAGGAATGAACTGATGCCGTATCTTCGACCGACACTTTCCGAGCTGAAAGCGCAGGTGGCCGCCGATATCCAAAGCGGCCTGCCGGGCACAGATCCGCTTTTGCGATTCTCGAGCTTCGGCGTCATCGGCCGCGCGCTCGCCGGCCTCGGCCAGCTGCAGTACGGCTACACCGATTACATCGCGCAGCAGTCGAACCCGTTCACCGCGACCGACGAGTATCTAGAAGCGTGGGCGGCCCTGAAGGGTATCTACCGCGAGCCGGCGACGCAGGCCGGCGGCGCGACGCCGGGCCAGATCCAGTTCACTGCCGCAGCGACGGCCGGCCCCATCCCGGCCGGCACCTCAATCAGCCGCAGCGACGGCGTCGGCTACACGACGACGAGCGAGGGCACCGTCACGAACGGCGTCGTGACGGTCAACGCCGTGGCGAACGCAGATCCGACGGGCTTGACCGGCGCGTTTGGGAACTGCGCTGTCGGCACTGTGATGACGCTCGGCGTCTCGATCTCCGGCATCAACTCGACAGGCCAGGTGTCCGCGGCGTTCACGGGCGGCGCGGACATCGAGACGGACGACAGCCTGCGCTCGCGCATGCTGTTCGCATATCAGAATCCTGCACAGGGCGGCTCGGAATCCGACTACGTGCAGTGGGCGCGAGAGGTGGCGGGCGTGACGCGCGCCTGGTGCAATCCGGTCGGCTTCGGGCCAGGCACGGTCGTCGTCTACACGATGTTCGATCAGGCCGAGTCCGGCAACAACGGATTCCCGGTCGGCACCGACGGCGTTGCGACGAATGAGAAGCGCGGCGTGGCTGCCACCGGCGATCAACTGACGGTTGCGAACTGGATTTACCCGCTGCGGCCGGTGACGGCGCTTGTGTATTCGTGCGCGCCGATCCCGACAGCGATCGATTTCACGATCACCGGCGCGGCCAACTTCACGGCCGCGCAGAAAGCGGCCATCGCATCGGCGATTTCGGGGATCTTCGTGCTGTACGGCTCGCCGGTCGGAGCCGGCGATCAAAACGGCATTGTGCAGCTGTCGTACATCGATTCGGCTATCGCCGCGATCGCGGGCACGCAGGGCTTCGTGATCACGTCGCCGCTGCAGAACATCGTCGGCACCACGGGACAGATGCCGGTGCTTGGCAACATTACATGGCTTGCGTAAATGAGCGCCCCGAACTATTCCGCGTCCGATTTCGCGTCGGCGCTGAGTGCTCTCATGCCGCGCGGCCTCGCGTGGCCGCGCGATCCGAACTCTGTGATGGGCAAGACGATCGCGTCGCTTGCGCCGATGTGGTCGCGTCATGTCGCAGCGAACAACTACTTGCTCGTCGACGGGTTCCCGTCCACCGCAGTCGAGCTGCTGCCTGAGTGGGAGGCGGCGCTCGGGCTGCCCGACCCATGCGCCGGAGAATCGCCGTCGCTCGCGCAGCGCCAGGCGCAAGTCGTCGCACGCTTCACGAACAACGGCGGGGCCTCAATCGCCTACTTCGTCAACTACGCGAAGACGCTCGGGTTCGACATTGGCATTTCCGAGTTCACGCCTTTTCGAGCGGGGCAGCAGGCGGCCGGAGATTCATGTGGCGAAGAAGGTTGGGCGCATACGTGGCGCATCAACGCGCCGTCCACAACCATCAACTATTTCCGCGCCAGCGCATCGACTGCGGGCGAGCCGCTCGCGACGTGGGGCAATTCGGTGCTGCTGTGTGAAATGAATACGCTCAAGCCGGCGCACACGCTCGTCATTGTTGCGAATCCCGGTTTCCTCGATATCGATTTCCGACTCGACATAACGACGCTCGCGTAACGCGTAATTGGAGAAAAGATGTTTCGCATTGATCAAACGACAGCGGTGACGGCGCTGCCGGCGCCGTCGGCCGCCGGTACGCCCGGATTTTTCACTGGCGGCAATCCCGCGACGGGGCAGGCGGCCACGATCGTCTCAGCTGATTGGCTGAATCTCGTGCAAGAGGAACTGATGTCGTTCCTGACTGCCGCAGGCATTGCGCCGAACAAGACCTCATACGGTCAAGTTCTCCAAGCGGTGCAGCAGCTGTTTGCGGCTTCGGCAGGCGACGCGACGAAGTTGTTTCAGTCCAAGACGCCGCCCGCGGGCGACAACAGCAACAGCGTCGCGACTACCGCCTTTGTGCAGGGCTTCGCCGGCGGTCGCAAGGTCGTCATCCTTTCCTCGACGAACTGGACTGTTCCTGCCGGTGTGACCGTCATTTGGGTGAGCGCATGTGCGGGCGGAGGCGGCGGCGCGGGCTCGCCGAACATCCCGGCGAACAACATCGTGGCGGGAGGCGGCGGCGGCGGCGCCGGCGACCCGGTGCAGCGCTATCAAATGGCGGTCACTCCCGGTCAGGTGCTTCCGTGTGTGCCGGGCGCTGGCGGCGTGGGCGGGGCTGTCGGTGGCGCTGGCGGCAACGGCGGCAACACCATTGTTGGAAGTCTGACGCTCAATGCTGGTGCGGGCGGCCAGGTCGGCAGCAGCGGGGCGCCTACTCAAGCGTGGCCTGGGCAGCCGGGCGGAAACGGGTTTCCGAATGGTGAATACGGTCAAGACACGTCGCAGTACGGGCCGGGCGCGACTGGCGGCCGCGGTGGTGGCGGCCCGTTCGGCGCGAGCGGCGCGCCGGGCCGCGGTGCGATTGGTGGCGTCTCAAACCTGATCGCACCGTCGGCGTCATATGGCTACGGCGTAGGCGGTGCTGGCGCGGGAGGCTGTTACGGCCCCACGACTGCCTCGGGCACTACGAGCGGCAGTGTCGGCGCGGCCGGCATGCCGGGCATCATCATCATCGAGTATTAAGGAGCGACGACACATGGCGCGCTACGCATATTTCGACAAGCAAGTTAAGGCTGTGTTGGGTTGGATCGACACCGTCGCATACAACTACGACGAAGACCCGGTCAAGGCTTTCCCTGCAGAACAGATGCTGCCGATCACTGACGCCGCAGACTGGCACGCGAACGACGGAAAGCAGTGGTATGTCGTCGACTCGAAATTGACCACCACGGCGCCGACGCAGTCGGTCGCCTCGAGTAACTGATCGCACGCGAACATGAAGATCGATATCAAGAAGATTGCCTGCATGCTGTTGTTTGCGACTGTCTGCATTTCGAATGCTGCTTTCGCGCAATGGGTGCCGGGCCAACTGGTGACGGCACAGCTGCTGAATTCCGCATTTGCTGCCGTCGCTGCGAATGCGCTGCCGGTGGCCGGTGGAACGCTGACAGGGCCGCTGCAGGGCACTGCAGCGACATTCAACTCGGGTAGCTTCGCGAGCCTGTCGAGCAGCGGCCCGGTGACGTTCTCGACGCCCCTCGCGTTCGCCTCTGGCGGAACCGGCGCGACGACGGCGCTCGGCGCAACCAGCAACTTGCAGTTCCAGGCGTCGCTGTCCGGCGCCGGCGGCCGCTCGGTCGCGAGCAAGCTGAGCGACGTCGTGAGCATTCTCGACTTCCCAGGCTGCGACAAGACCGGGGTGGCCGATAGCACGGCCTGCATCCAGGCCGCGCTGAACTCGGGCGCGCGCACCGTCTACGTTCCGGCGGGCCAGTATCGCGAAAGCGGACTTACGCTGCCGCAGATCCAAGGCTTCACGCTCTACGGCGACGGACCGAACAGTGTCCTGATCCAGACGGGCGGCTCGATCGGCTATCCGGCTATCTCAGGGGCCTTCACGTTCGATTCGCACTCGACAATCCGCGACCTGAAGTTCGACGGCACGGCCGGCACCGGCAACACCATCGATACGTCCTACGCTCAGACGCTCGACCTGCTGAATCTGGCGTTCAACAACGTGCCCGTCGGCTACTCGTCCATCAAGCTCGACGGCAACCCGACGACGGGCGTCTACATGCACGACGTGCGGCTGAAGAACATCCGCATCTACTCGACGACGGCGGGCAAGGCCGGCATCGAGCTCGGTGCCTACGCGTCTGACTCGACCATCGACGGCTTCATCATGAACGGCGGGTTCGTCGTGAACTACTGCCTCTACGCGAATGTCGGTGCGCAGACGACGATGATTCAGAACTCGCACCCGTACAACGCTGCGATAAACGTCGTTCGGTTGGCCGGCAATAACAACGATTTCGGGTTCATCGGCGACACGATCGACAACGCGCTCGGCGATGTCTTCTACATCAAGAACTCTACGCACACGCGCATCTCATCGACTTGGATCGAGTCGATCAACAGCTTTCAGCGTGGACTCGTGCTGGATGGCTCGTCGAACAACACCGTAATGGGGCTCGGCTGCCAGACATACGGTGTGACGAATGCGACGTCATGTGTTGCTGAGATCAACGGCGCCGCGGGCAACCAGATTTTCGGTGCGCAGCTCGACAGCGCGTCGAACTACTCGATGCCGTTCAATCTGAGCGGTGCGGGCAGCTTCTATCAGTCTGTGAATAGCGGCAACTCGCTGAACGCGATGAGCGCGGCGAGCGGGGCGTCGCCCTCGATCACGGCTACCGGGTCCGACGGGACGATCCCAATCACGCTAAACCCGAAAGGCGGCGGTGGCGTGGTGTTGAACTTCAGCAACTCCGTGACCGCGAGCTACTACTCGGACACGGCTGGCGAGCTGGCGCTAGAGGTCTACAACCGATCGACGCCCACCACGAAATACAACCTGAATCTCGTGAAGTACGGAGGGCGCTTGCTGCTTGGCGGCGTCGACGATGGAACGAACAAGTTGCAGGTCGGCGGCTCGGCGGCAGTGTACGGGAACCTGACCGTAACCGGCGCTGGTGCGATGCCCTTGTACTCGACGGCTGGCGCGTCCGCCAACGCGCCGCACATGGTGAAGGGGACGGCGACGCTCGCCTCAGGCGCAGCCACGGTCACGCTATCGGGGGCTGCTGTCTACGCCTCGTCGACCAGCTACGCCTGCACGGCAACCGACACGACCGCTGCCAACGCTGTGCGGGTCTCGCAGACATCCGGAACCTCGTTTGCCTTGAGCGGTACGGGAACAGACGTCGTGCAGTTCCTATGCACCGGCAACTGATTACAAGCTGGACCAGCAGACAGCCGCCTTCGGGCGGCTTTTTCATTTCTCGGGGGAAGGATGGATGAATCGATGGTTTCTGGAGAATCCATAGCAGTGCTCGTCGAGCGTATCAGCGGCGTGGTCGACGACATCAAAGAGATGAAAGGGAAAGTCGATGCGATGCACGTCGTGCATACGCGTGTTGCAAACCTCGAGCGCGATGTCATCGCTGTTGACCGCAAAGCCGAGGTGGCACTCGACAAGACTGACCGGATCGATGAAGTTATCGCCGACTTGCGAAAAGACGAACTCGAACCAATCAAGGTCGAGATCGCCGGAGCGCGCCGGGCATGGAAGTGGGTAGGCGGCCTTGGCAGTCTTGCCTTTCTTGTTGCCGGAGGGCTCTATTCGCAATGGCATCCGTGGGCTGACGACATCGCAAAAGCGAAGGAGGCCCGTGACGCGCAACTCGCGCGGTGGCAGGACAAAGCTGCCACCGACCAGCAGAGCAACGACCGTCGTCTGACGGTGCTCGAATTCCGCGTGGGCAATGTCGACGGGAAGGCCAACAAATGACACCAGACATCCTTGCGAGCGCGCTTCATATCCCGCTCGATCGAGCTACGCCTTGGGCCGATCCGCTTACGGCCGCGATGGAGCTCTACGCCATCGATTCGCCGGCCCGGCAGGCGGCCTTTCTCGCGCAGTGCGGTCACGAATGCGGCCGGTTTCTCTGGCTACGGGAGATATGGGGGCCGACGCCTGCGCAACGCGCCTATGAACCGCCGAGTGCGAAAGCCGCCGAACTCGGCAACACGCAGCAGGGCGATGGCTTCCGGTATCGGGGCGGTGGCCTGCTGCAGATCACCGGGCGATACAACTTCCGGGAGATGGGCCAGAAGATCGGCGCCGACCTCGAGAGCAACCCTGACCAGATTTGCACGCCGTCTGTCGCAGTGCTCGCGTCTGCTCAGTATTGGTCGGACCACGCACTGAGCGCGTTTGCCGATGCCGGCGACTTCCTCGGCATCAGCCGGGCCATCAACCTCGGCAATCCGCGCTCGGCGGCCACGCCGAACGGAATGCCCGATCGCCTCGCGCTGTGGGCGTCGTGCAAGGCGGCTCTCGGCGCCGCTTGACCCGCCAACTTTCGATTTTTCGAAATTTTGCAACCCGCCCGGCCGCGCGCCGGGCTTTTTCGTTTCAAGGAGACCTGCACCATGCCACAACCCACTTCGAGCATCCAGACCGGCGCCCTGACTCTGAGCGCCGCGTCGCTGGTGCCGATCATCGATTGGGCCGCATCGCGGCTCAACATCACCATTCCGGTCGACGCGCAATTGCAGATCGCTGCTCTACTCATCACTGTCGGGCACGCGGTCTACAACCTGCTGCTCGAGCGTCGCATCGGGATCGCACAGGGCTCGACGGCCTACCTGGCCGGCACCGCACTGCCGGTGGACAACGCAGTGGCGCCCGCTGTGGCAGGAGCGGCCACGGCAGCGCCGCCGGCGGCATCGGTGGCAGGACCGGTAGCACCGGCCGCTGCAGCGGTGCCCGTGCCGCCCCCTGCGGCTTCGGCCACCTGATCGGCGCCACCTGCTGCTCTGAACGACCTGCACTTTCTCTGTCGACCTGCATGTCTGCGGTCGACCTGCACCTTTTCGCCGCTCTCGCGGCATTCAACTCCCGAAGGTTCTCACCATGAAGAAGCTCATGCTGCTCGCGGCAGGTATCGTCGCGTCCCTCGCAATCGTCGCCTGCAACTCCCTGCCGACCGTTCAACAGCAATTCCAGACCGGCTGCACGATCGTCAACGGCGATCTCGACATCCTCGCGACGTCGCCGTTCCTGAACGCCGACCAGCAGGCCACGATCTCGAAAACGATCCTGCCGGCCAATCAGGCCATCTGCAAGGCCGGCGCGCAGCTGAACGTCGCCGACCTGAAGGCATTCCATGACACGCTGCTGCCGGCCGCGATCACGATCGTTCAGGCAGTGCCGGCACTGCCGCAGCAGCAAGCCGTCCTGCTCGGGCTCCAGACGTTCGGTCCGATGGTTCAGGCGCTCATCGATCAGATCCTGTCGACGGCAACACCGGCGGCCGCATCGACTCAGCTCGCGGGCGCGCCGCTGCAATGAGCCCGCACGACTACGCGCTGCTCGCGCGTGAGGCGTACACCGCGGCGCCCGATATTGGCGTCGCGGCGAGCGCCTCGCGCGCGATCGTGCGGCACACGGCCGGCTGCCTGGTCGTGGCCTTCCCCGGAACCGACAACGCCGCGAGCTGGCTCGCCGACATCGACGTGCTGCCGATCGACGTCGCTGGAGTAGGGCTGGTGCATCGGGGGTTCTGGGATGCCTGGTCGGCGATCGCGCCGGCCGTCTCCGCGGCGATCGGCGCGCAGCCGGTCACGCTCGTCGGCCATTCGCTCGGGGCCGCTCTCGCGATCTGCGCCGCGGCTGCGCTGACGAGCGCCGGCCGGGCGCCGGCTGCTGTCTACGGCTTCGAGCCGCCGCGCGTCGCCGCCGGGCCGCGCCTCGAGCTACTGCTCGCAGGAGTGCCGGTCCACCTGTTCAAGAACGGGAACGACGTGGTGCCCGATGTGCCGCCGGGCTGGCACCACGTCGCGCTGCTCACGCACATCGGCGCGCCAGTGCTGCCGTTTCCCAACGTCGAGGACCACGCGATTGACCGCGTGATCGCCGCACTCGCGTCAGCGACTCTCGAGCCAACGGCGTAGGTCCGGAGCGCTGCGGCGGGGCGGCGCGCCGCTCATCGCCGGCGCTTCCTCGTGCGCTGCTTGCCCGGTCGCTCCGCCGCCTCGGCAAGCTCTCGTCGTGCGCCTGCACGCCGGCCTTGCGCAGCGCGCGGCGCAGAGCGATCACCTCAAGCACCAAGCGCTGGATGTCCCCATCCTCAGCCGCGCCTGGGCTTACCCACCACGTTCGCATCACTTCGAGCGTCGGCGACACGAACTCTGTGAGCGGTTTCTCGTTATCCTGGCCGGGCTTCAACATCCAGCACTCCATTCAGGTCTCGCTCTTGTGCGTGTATGATCCGAAAAAATTTGCCTTATGGTTTCTTGTTTTCAGGTCGCTGCAGAGGCATAATTTACGACAAAATAAATTACGGGGTGAGAGATGAGAATCAATAGGGCTTTGATCATGAGTGTAGTCGCGACTGCAGCACTTTTCGGTTGCAATAGAAATGCGGATACGTTGCCGACCTCTGCTGAAAAGGCTTCTACACAGGCAGTGACCAATGAGCAATCGAATGCAGCCTCGGTTTCGGCAGAATCTCCCCAGCAACCGACCATGATGCAGGAGTTGGTGAGTGCTCGGCTGGCTTTTGAGCCCGGATCTTATGCGAAAGGTACGGTTCCCAAAGGGGAGTACGCGTATGTCGGAAAAAGTGAAGGTTATTTCGGTGAAGAAATAAACGGACATATCATAGATAATCAAATTTTCCCATCTTTTGGATATGTTTTCGTCCAAGGTGTCGGCGATATAAAAACTGCGGGGTATCTGCTTTCTCCTGTCGCTTTGAAGAAATTAGGGTACAAAAGTGCATCGGAAGTTTTTCGATCTCTCACGGGGCAAGATGCTTACAATTTGTCGGGGATGTACAAGGTTGGAGTTGATCTTCCAGCAGGAAATTACATCATAGAAAGTACAGGGACAGCCTACGTCTCGGTCAATACCGGCCCCGTAGGAAATGGCGAAATCGTATGGAATGACAACTTTCACGGCACAAAGTCTGCAAATTTGACCAATGGCCAATATATTGAGCTTAACAATGCTTCTATTTCGCCGACTCAAGTGGCTCAGACTTCCGACGAATCAACGCAGCCCAGCATTGAGACGGCGCCCCCGCAGCAAGCATCACAGAGATCTGAAAAATCCCCAGCGGTCTCGGGTGTGATGCAGATCGGCGACCTGGATATGAATCTACGCAGTTGCCCGGGAACCACATGCTCGGCATTGATTGTTATCCCAAAGCATGCGCAGGTCAGCGTCGATACGACATCTATTCGCAGCGTCACTGAAGCGTCTGGTGTACAGACTCCGTGGATACAGATCACTTATTCTGGCCCGTACTGTGATCCGGCGATGTTGGATCAGCAGCAGGGGTGCGTCGTTTTGCGTGAGCCGCGCGATCCCGTAGTTGGCTGGGTAAACTTTAAGCGATTGGCGGCTGTTCCGTCTAATTAGCGGTAGGTAATTCACTAGTCCAAAACTCGCGTGGATGGAGCGATCGCCATGTTATTTTACCTGCCCTATCAAGTTAACCGGATGTAAGGTGGGGGAATGATTTTTGAGCTAACTATTCCTGGTCGTTGGCTGGTAATGGATGATAGAAGGGCTGCGTGGGAAATCACGGGCCTTATTGAGCACATGAAAGGTGCGTTTTTTTCTGCAAATATATCGCTGTGTGATTTCAATAACTCGAAAACCGTTTCTAGGGCTATGAATAATAAGTCAGACAGGTTGGCTATGCGAGAGGAACGGAATAGACGCAGTTCAGAAATGTACGGGAAGAGATATGCCCAGCTTGGGCAGCTGGGTGGTAAGAGGGCACGCGAATTAATGGATGAAATTGATCTTGATATTCGCAGAGAGGATTGGGCTAGAGGAATAGAGCCTGATTCGTTCACGAGAAAAAGAAGTTTTATTTATGCAAAATCATTCGTTTACTCGTTGGATGATTTTAGTAATTTTTTAAAGATATTTTCATCGATGGATCAAGTTCCGTCCACCATTTCGCTTATACGCCAAGAGTTGATTAAAAAATTCCCCGATCTTCGGGATGTTAGAAATGCAGCGCACCATCCTGAGGATAGGATGAGGGGTATTAAAAATGAAAAAGGAAAGGATGTGTTGATCGATATTCAGCCGGTGGATAATGGTTTTTTTAAGTCTCTTGGTGGAAGTATTATAAATGAAAATCTTTTGGGAACACGATTCACAGTTTTGATGGTGGATGGAACGCAAGGTGATATTGATATTAATCAAAGCACGTTGGCATATTTTCGAGATGTATTCCACTTGGTCGTCAACGAGTTTAAATGGACTGGTGGAAAAGTGGTCGAGCCACGATAGTCGGTAGTTCCGGTGCCGGAAGATGGGCGCCGTGATCCGAAAAATCATATACTCATCCAACGATGCAGGGCATACCCAAACAGAGCCTTTGGATGATTTCAAGGAATAAGAGAGGGCATGCCGCAACAAGTTTCAGATCAAGCCTGCTGATCGGCAACTGTCGATCCGTTCGAGACTACGACAAATTAGACTTCGCTAATTTTGGCTAGTGTTTAAAAATCGATGGGTTAGATGGTGTAAGATCGAACTGCTTCGTCGCATTTGCTGATTGGTCGGCGCCCGGCCCGGATGGCGCTGAGCAACCTGCCCTTTTTCTTGCATCGGAAGCATTCATATCTCGCGTAAAGCCTCATGCAGCAAGGAATTAAGGTGCGCATCATGCCGCTGATCTGCGGCGCTGCTCGGCGGCGCGCAAATCGCCATGAAAACCGCTCAATCCCTTGCTGCGCAAGGATTCCCAGGCGACGCGTTCGGTCGTCCTGCACGAATCGCATCGACCTGCACCCCGCATTTTTTCGATCGACCTGCATGTCCGAGTGGGCGCTATCGTCGGTAGGGAGACGGGGCGTGTGCCCTTATTGCTCCCGCACGTCTACAATACGGGGCCTAGCGCTCCGAAACGGCTATCAACGGCGAAGTCTCGATGCTGACCGGCGCGAGACGTTTTTCGTTTAAAATCAACCTGTTAATGCTGTTGAGAATCTAGCCTACTGTGGTGTCCCTACTCTCGAAATGCGCCGCGCTTGCGGCGGCGGCCGTCGTTCTGGCCGCTGCGCTTGCGGGCGGCGCCTATTACTGGTCGACCCGGCCGCTCGTCCTCGCCTCGCCGACCCTCGACGTCACCATCAAGCCCCACAGCAGCGTCAGGAGCGTCGCCCGGCAACTGGTGCGCGGCGGCGTGCCGTTGCAGCCGGTGCTGTTCGAGGCGATCACGCGCGCGCTCGGCCTGTCGGCGCGGCTCAAGTCCGGCAACTATGAGTTCCGCTCCGGCGTGACGGCCTACGAGGTGCTGCAGAAGCTCGCGCGCGGCGACGTCAACGAATACGTCGTCACGGTCATCGAAGGCTGGACCTTCAAGCGCATGCGCGCCGAACTCGATGCCAGCCCGGCCCTCGTCCACGACAGCGCTCACCTGAGCGACGCCGAACTGCTGCGCGCAATCGGCGCGCCGGCGGCGGCCGTGGCGCGCGGCAGCGGCGAGGGGCTGTTTTTCCCCGACACCTACCTGTTCGACAAGGGAACCAGCGATCTGAACGTCTACCGCCGCGCCTACCGCCTCATGCAGGAGCGCGTCGACGAGGCGTGGAGCATGCGCGCGCCGGGGCTGCCGTACCGCACGCCTTACGAAATGTTGACGGTGGCCTCGCTGATCGAGAAGGAAACCGGCCATGCGGCCGATCGCGCCTACGTCTCGGCCGTGTTCGCGAACCGGCTGCGCATCGGCATGCCGCTGCAGACCGACCCGTCGGTGATCTACGGCCTGGGCGACGCCTACGACGGACACCTGCGCAGGCGGGATTTGCAGATGGACACTCCTTACAATACCTACACGCGCCGTGGCCTGCCGCCGACGCCGATCGCCCTGCCGGGCGTGGCGTCGCTGCAGGCCGCCGTGAACCCCGCCCCGACCGCGGCACTCTACTTCGTGGCCAAGGGCGACGGAACCAGCGTGTTCTCGGACACGCTGGGGGATCACAACAAGGCCGTGGACAAATACATTCGAGGTCAATGATGGCGCGTGGAAAATTCATCACGTTCGAAGGGATCGACGGCGCGGGCAAGACCACGCACCTCGCCTGGTTCTGCGAACACCTGCGCGCGAAGATCGCGCCCGCCGGGCGGCAGGTCGTGCAGACCCGCGAGCCGGGCGGCACGGTGCTCGGCGAGGCGCTGCGCGCGCTGCTGCTGGAGCAGCCGATGGACCTGGAGACCGAGGCGCTGCTGATGTTCGCGGGCCGCCGCGAGCATCTCGCGCGCGTGATCGAGCCGGCCCTCACGCGCGGCGACTGGGTGGTCTCGGACCGCTTTACCGACGCGACGTTCGCTTACCAGGGCGGCGGCCGCGGGCTGCCGCGCGACAAGCTCGAGGCGCTCGAGCGCTGGGTGCAGGGCGGCTTCCAGCCGGACCTGACGGTCCTGTTCGACGTGCCGCCCGAGGTGGCGAGCGAGCGGCGCGGCGCGGTGCGCGCACCCGACAAGTTCGAGAGCGAGAGCGAGGCGTTTTTCCTGCGCACGCGCGCCGAATACCTGCGCCGCGCCGAGGAAGCCCCGCACCGCTTCCTGATCGTCGACGCGACGCAGTCGATCCCGCAGATCCAGCGGCAGCTCGAAGGCGTGCTGGCCGCGCTCTGATGCCGGCCGCCGGCAACCCTTAAGACCCGCTCATCCGACCAGAGGCCGACAAACCGATGATCTATCCGTGGCAAACCGACGACTGGGACCGGCTGCAGGCGCTGCGCGCGCACTGGCCGCATGCGCTGCTGCTGCACGGCCAGGCCGGCATCGGCAAGCTGCGCTTCGCCCAGCACCTGGCGCAGGGCCTGCTCTGCGAGTCGCCGCAGGGTAACGGCGAGCCCTGCGGCACCTGCCCGGCCTGCACCTGGTTCGGGCAGGGCAACCATCCCGATTACCGGATCGTGCTGCCCGAGGCGCTGGCGGGCGAAGCGCCGGGCGCCGCGGCCGAGGAGCCGAAGGCCGATGCCGACGAGGGCGGCAAGAAAACCCGCACGCCCAGCAAGGAGATCAAGATCGAGCAGGTGCGCGGCTTGCTGGACTTCGTCGGGGTCGGCTCGCATCGCGGCGGCGCGCGCGTGGTGGTGCTCTATCCTGCCGAGGCGCTCAACGTCGCGGCCGCCAACGCGCTGTTGAAGACGCTCGAGGAGCCCCCCGCGGGCGTCGTGTTCCTGCTCGTCTCGGCGCGGCTCGACCGGCTGCTGCCGACCATCGTCAGCCGCTGCCGGCAGTGGCCGATGACGGTGCCCTCGCACGCGGCGGCGGTGGCCTGGCTCGAGGCCCAGCAGGTGGGCGACGCGGCCGTGCTGCTGGCCGAGGCCGGCGGCGCGCCGCTGGCCGCGCTCGCGCTGGCGAGCGACGAGCACCGGCCGCTGCGCGACTGGACGCTCGCGCAGCTCGCGGCCGGCGCGCGCTGCGATCCGTTCGCCTGCGGCGAGTCGCTGCAGAAGCTGCCGGTGCCGCTCGTGCTCGGCTGGCTGCAGCGCTGGCTCTACGACCTGCTCGCCGAGCGCTGCGCCGGCCGGCCGCGCTATTTCCCGGCGCAGCGCGACGCGCTCGCGCGCTGCGCGGCCGCGCTCGACGCCGAGGCCTTCACACGCTTCATGAAGACCGTCACGCGGCAGCGCATGGTGGAGAACCACCCGCTCAACGCGCGGCTCGTGTTCGAGGA